CTCTGACCAGCTCGAGCCGGAAGTCCAACAACTTACATCTGGACTCAATCAATTCATCAAGATACGCCAGCTAGCGCGGATCACCCCAGAAATGCTCGCCGTGGCTGAAGCTGAAGCATGCCAGAACATCGTTGCGAAAAAGAACCCGACTAGACAGGAGGAGGGTTTGTACGGATCAACATCATTCGCAACCAGCACCATTTCCTGCTTTAACAAGCAGCAAGACAAGGCTGGACTCAAGATTGAAACCTGGTTGCAAGGCAGCTTCACGGCGTCCGGAGGTTACAAGTTCAAGGGAGGCCAACCGATTTCCGCTTCACCGAAAACGATTAATCATATTTGTATGGCCTACGTCAGATGCCTCGAGCTGGAGATTATCAGGTGCCGGCGCCCAGGTGTCCATCTACCTAACGGCACCAGTACTGAAGATTTTAAGAAGAGATTTGATGCTGATATTCGCACCCTACCCCCCGGACGATACCAGACCGTGTGCACCGATATAAGTGAACAGGACACCACTAAGACGGCAGCTGTGCATGAGCTCGTCAAACGACTTTTCCGCATAGTTGGCACGCCGGAACATGTCATCGATATCCTATTCAGCACGATACGCGCCTGGTCAGCGAGAGGCCTTGACTACACCCTCTGGACCCTCGATGCATTTCAAAGCGGTACAGCCATGACATACTTGAATAACACCATCGATAACATGGCTAGAGTTGGGAGTGCCTACCGTGTCTCCGCTCCTTTCGTTGCTGGATTTAAAGGTGATGATGGTTTTATAAGATCCCAACACATCACCAAGATAAGGAGCTTCAAAGAGTTGAAGATCGAGGAAGGAGTCACTGGTACTTTTGTCGGCTACCTTATCGGCGACGTGCTGACCATCGACTTGCCTCGCCTCGCTAATAAAGCTGCTTGTAGAATATACACGACCAAACGGCAAGCAGACGAGTACGCCACCGCTGTTGCCGACTGGCTACATCTGATCAGGAATAATG